CTTCGCGGTTTCCTGATTACAGGTATTGTTGTTCGTTATTTTGATTTCGCAATTTTGCGGACATTTCCCGCATGTATCTTTTTGACATTGGCATTCGCAAGGCAATTTTTCGAAGCGCGGGTCATTGTAAACGACTTCCCGCTCCTTTTCTCTTTCCCTATCTCCGCAAGAAATAAAAAAAAGTAAACTAAAGGCAAATAATAATTTCATTTTCAAACCCCTTTTTTTAGTTAAACGATAGAATCGTAATACTATAATGTAAGTCTTTTGGCAACATAATATATATAATATTCTGATAAATATATAACGATATGTCTTTAAGCCGTATTGACGGGGGGTTAACCGCGCTGATATCTGTATTACATATCGAAAAAAGGAGAATAGAATGAAAGTTGTATCGAAGAAGATAAGTGAAATCTTTCAAGATCCGTCAAATGAACGCACACATCCTGAGAAAAATATGGACGCGCTGAAAGGTTCGCTTACTAAATACGGCCAACAAAAGCCAATTGTAGTTGACGAAAAAGGCATCATATTGGCGGGGAATGGAACTTATGCGGCGGCGAAATCTTTAGGTTGGGAAAAAATAGATGTAGTTATCTCTGATTTAAAGGGACTTGATAAAGCGGGTTATCGTATTGCAGACAACCGAACTTCGGAACTTGCTGAATGGGATACCGACGCCTTAGAAGAAACTTTAAAGGCTTTAGCGGAAGAGGATTACGGTTTAAGTGATATTGGATTCGATATTGAAGATTACGATTTTGGAAATTCTGAAAAAGAAGGACTAACTGATCAAGATGAAGTTCCTGAAATTAGCGAAAACTTTTTTAATGTTAAGCGCGGGGATATTTGGGAATTAGGTAATCACCGATTGATGTGCGGAGATTCTACTTCTAAAAACGATATCGATAGGCTTATGATTGGTGAAAATGCTGAGTTTTGTTTTACAAGCCCGCCATATTCAGATCAAAGAGATTACAATGGCGAACTTGAGTTAAACCCTAAACATCTTGCAAAATTTTTTGATGCGCCATGCAAATTATTTGCTGTCAATTTAGGAATAAAAAGAAAAGACAATGAAATATTTCCATATTGGAATGATTATATAAATTCAGCAAAAGAATACTGCTATAAATTCCTTAGTTGGAATATATGGGATAGGTCCGGTTTAGGCGGTTCCATAGGCAATCAAACCGCTATATTCCCTATATGGCATGAATGGATTTTTATTTTTGGCGAAAAAAAAGAATTAAATAAAACAAAAAAAAATAAAACTGAAGGATCAAAGAGAGGCTATAACAGGCAAAAAGACGGATCAACAATAAAAGGGAAGGGGATAACTTCTAAATATGGGAAAATTGGGACTGTAATAAAAACAGGTATCGCTGATGGAAAATTGCATCCTGCGATGTTCCCAGTCGAGTTACCAGAAGAATACATAAAAGCATGTTCAAACAAATCAGACATTATTTATGAACCATTTCTAGGATCAGGTTCAACGTTAATAGCTTGCGAAAAAACAAATAGAAAATGCTTCGGAATGGAAATAGATCCACATTATTGTTCTATCATCATAAAACGTTGGCAAGATTTTGCTGGTCAAAACGCTATAAAAATAAGTTAAAAATAAAAATATCGTTTAGGTTTATAATGGCTTTCAATTTAAAAAGGTTAAGAAAAGGTTTAACAAGAGAAGAATATCGTTTAAGGATTTTAAACATTCTTGCGATGGACCTTAGGGAAATAAAAGATTTTATCAGGGACCCCGATCAATGCGCCCTTGATAGATGGATTGCATCGATAACTATTAACGGAATACAAAACGGAGATCCCAAAAGACTTGAATATTTTATGAATCGTCTTATTGGTTCGGTTGAAGCAAATGTTAAAATCGAAGGGAACATAAACCATAAGAGTTTACAGCAATATATTGAGGAGCGCGGAGAGGTTATAAAAGTTGAACCGCCGCCTCAAATAGAGGCAAATCAAAATGAATGATATAGCAGAAAAATTAAGAAATCCTTTATGGCGGTTGCAAAATTTATATAAAATCGTAACAAAAGATTCAAAAATCGAAACATTTACCCCTAACTCAATCCAACGCAAAATAAACGAAAATTTCCAAGCAAGAAAAGTCATATTAAAGGCGCGTCAATTCGGGGTATCGACAAATGAAATTTTAAAAATGTTCGATTATGTCTTATGGAATCGAAACGTGACCGCCTGTATTCTTGCGCATGAAAACGACGCAATAAAAAAGCTGTTTAGAATAGTTCGGCGCGCTTATAAATATCTTCATCCAACGCTACAAACACCGATCGACCGCGGCGGCGGTTCAAAATATGAAATGTTTTTCCCTGAGATGAACTCTTTAATTTATTGCGACCTGGAATCAAGGGGCGATACTATCACTTGGCTCCATGTTTCCGAATGCGCCTTCATGGAAGAAGAACGCCTTTTATCAACGCTTCAAGCGGTTCCTTTACACGGAAAAGTCACGATTGAAACAACTCCGAACGGTATGGGAAACCATTTTTATGATATGTGGATCGATGAAAAAAGCGATTACGATAAACTTTTCTTCCCATGGTTTTTTCATGAAGAATATAAAATCGATATTGATTCAAAAATTCTAAACTATTCTGAAGAGGAATTTCGATTTATAGAGGAAACAAAACGCCGATACAATATAGACATAACCCCCGCTCAAATAAATTACCGCCGATTTAAAAAGGAAGAACTAAAAGGTTTATTCGTCCAGGAATACCCTGAAAACGATATCGACTGTTTTCTTGCAAGCGGTAAAGCCGTGATGAATCTTAGTATTATTAAGAATCTTTTAGATAAAGCAAAAAAGCCTATTATTGAAACTGAAGATTTTAACATTTATCATAAAGTTGATGCGAAAAAAACTTATGTTATCGGCGCTGATACCGCCGAGGGGTTAGGGGAAGATTATTCGGCGGCGTCGGTTATTTGCGTAAACGATTTAGAAGAAGTCGCTTTTCTTCATGGTCATTTTTCTCCGTCGGAGTTCGCAGAAAAATTATTCAATCTATGTAAAAAATTTTCAGCCGGTGGTAAATTTCCATTATTAGCCGTTGAAAGAAATAATCACGGACACGCGGTATTATTAAAGCTTAGTGAAATTTTGAGATATCCAAATCTCTATTCTTATGAAGACGACCGCCTTGGTTGGAAAACTGATTTAGTTTCACGGCCTATAATGATGTCTTCTTTTATCGATGCGGTTCATAACGAAACCGTAAGGCTTAATAGTTTAGTAACGTTAAGGGAATGTTTAACTTTGATCGATAAAAATAGGAAAATTCAAGCGGAATCAGGAAAGCATGATGATGCGGTTATGGCGACCGCTATTGCGATTCAAATTTGTATCAAGAAAAAATCAGAAATAGATATCTTCGAAAATCTTTCAACCAGAATAAGGATGTAAATATGACCGAGTTCAAAATTTTATCGGAAGCGGGAAAAGATTTTGCGCATTTTAAAGAAAACTTGGGAAAAGACAAAACAATAAGAGAAAGTTCTTATTATCCTGATTCGTTTTTAGCGCCTTGGAATCCCGACGATTTATGGCAAAAAGACTCGACTTATTCAATTTATGAAGACATGTTGAAAGACGATCAAGTATCAGTCGCGACGACTTTAAAAAAAGATTTAGTTTTAGCTTCCGGTTGGGATATCGTTCCCGGAGAAGAAGAACAAGACGATCTTGTTTATCAGCTTCAATTATGCTTATCAGAAGATCCAGAAGTTCCCTTTGAAGACTGTCTTTATCAGATACTTTCAGCTTATGATTTCGGTTTTTCTGTTTCTGAAAAGATTTTTAAAAAGAATGAAGACGGGAAACTCACTTTAAAAAATATAAAAACTAGACACCCTGGAACTTGGCTTATAAATACCGATAAGTATGGAAACGTTGAAAGATACGAACAACTCGGAGCGGGGTTAAATGTCCGCGATATTGATCGAAATTATTTGATACATTATATAAATAATCCTAGTTGGCAAAACCCTTATGGGACTTCAGATTTAAGAGCGGCTTATGCGGCCTATTTTATTAAATCGCAAATTATTCGATATTACGCAATATTTATAGAAAAGTCCGCTTCCCCAACGCCGATAGCGAAATATCCGAGCGGACTTCCCGACGCCGCAATAACGAAACTTCATAACTCAATAAAAAAGTTTCAATCAAAAACAGCTTTAACCGTTCCGAGGGAAGTGGAGATTGATTTTTTAGAATCAAAATCTAATGGTGAAGCTTTTATAAAAGGGATAAACATCTTTAACATGTTTATCGGTCGATCTTTATTGATTCCTGATTTATTGGGATTTCAAGGTTCGGAAACTTCCGGCGGCTCTTTTAATTTGGGCGAAAATCAAATGGAAGTGTTTTTCAAGCATATTTCCAAACGCCGTCAAATTATAGAATCAATCGTTAATAAGGAAATTCTAAAACCAATAATCGTTTATAATTACGGTTTTGTTGAAAACTATCCAAAATTCAAACTAAGACCCGTAAGTGATAAGGCTATTATTGGTTATGCGAAATTATGGCTTGAAGCGATAAAGTCGCAAGGCTATAAACCAACGCATGATGAAATAAATCACTTTAGAGGGATTATAAATTTCCCCGAATCAGACGAGGAAATGATTGAAGAACCGATTGAGGTTATTCCTGAAAATCCAATGGAAGAACCGCCGGAAGATGACGGTGACGACATTGAAATAGAAGATCAAGGGCCAAACGAAAAGACCGTTGTTGAAATCGACAATAAATGCGGAAAAGAAAAGCATATCCAAGAATATAAATACAAACTTCCTAAAGGAGATTACCATAAAAAAGTAGATTTCAATCGTATTGAAAAAATGCTTGATTCATCTCTTGATTATCTAAAAGCGGTTTTCGCTCCCATTATAACGGAAATTATCGATGATCTTACAAATCAAATATCCAAGAAAAGAATAATAGAAAATAAAAAGGTCGATAAAATAGACACAATAAAAATAAGAAAAACGAATAAACTAAGAAAAGTTTTAAACGATTCTTTAAAAGATGTTTATAAAAAAGGCAAAACGATTGCGCAATATGAGATATTGAACAAAAACGTTTTTGCGGAGCCGATCGTCGATGAAACTTTTTTGAAAATTTTAGAAGAAGAAAATTATAATTATATAAAGGATTGGGAATATAATTTATCTAAGCAAGCAAGAGTTGAAATCATATCGGCGGTAAAGGACGGACGTCCCATTGACAGCGTTATAACAACTCTAAGAACCGACTTAACCGACTCCGCGGCGGTTTCGACGGAACGTTATGCGCGAACGAAATTAACCGAAGTTATGAATAAAGGTCGAATGGCTTATTTTGAAGAATCGAAAATAGTTGACGGTTATCAATACAGCGCGATTTTAGACAAGGTTACAACAAATATTTGTAGAAATTTAAACGGTAAAAAATTTAAAAAAGGGACGGAACCCGTCCCGCCAATGCACTTTAATTGTCGATCGGTATTGATTCCGATAACTATTTTTGAAGATTATAAGCCTGACACAAAAATAGGCGATAGAACTATAGATAAATTTTTAGAAGATGAAGGCGCTTCAGGCTTTCCAAAAAAATAAAAGGGGTTTTTTATGCAAGATTCAATCGGAACAGAGTTTGTCGGAATATATAGGGATATGGGTTTAGCGATTACGAGCGAAGCTATCGGCGGACATAAATATGTTCATAAGTTTGGAAGAAATGATATTCTTGCGGCGGCATGGGCGGATATTTGGCCGACCGGCGGAGTTTTTGTTTGGCCTCAAACTTCCGGAGTTGTAAGCGTTGTTTCAAGTTCGGCGAATGATACCGCAACGGGAAGCGGTTTAAGGAGTGTTATTGTTTCTGGTCTTTTAGACGGATTTACGGAAGCAAGTGAAACGATAACGCTTGACGGCGCAAATACAGTTTCAGGGACGACCGCTTTTCGGCGCGTTCATCGGATGTATGCTGGCGATTGTGGAACTTATGCGGGAACAACGGTCACGGGACATGGATCGATAACCGCAACGCATGTCGGAAACTCTTGTATTTCCCTTCATTCCAATACTGTCACTTATGGACAATCGCAAGTCGCAAGATACACCGTTCCCGCGGGATATACTGCTTATTGGTTATCAATGGATATTACCGTTGATTCCACAAAATCCGCGCAAATAGCTTTTTGGCAACGAAGAAATGCGGGCGATACTTCCGCGCCTTTTACTTCCAAAAGACTTGTTCGTTCTTGGGACGGTTTAAGCGGCGTTTTCAATTTAACTCATAAAATTCCTCAACCGTTTCCTGAAAAAACAGATTTATGGTTTTCTGGTTTAGGTTCGGCGGCGGCCTCAAAAGCTACAGTAGAGTTCGATTTAATTTTAGTTGAAAATACATAAGGGGAATAAAATGGAAAAAGGAAAAAGCATAAAAGCTGTTGAAATTTTTTCAACTGGAACTTGGAATAATAATAAGATTACAAAAGACGTTTTAGAGGATATCGTAAAAGCTTTTAACGAAACTTCCGCTTCAATAAAACCGTTCTTGAAACTAGGTCACGATGAAAATCAAGAATTTCTTCAGAAAGACGGACTTCCCGCCGCGGGATGGATAGAAAAGCTTTATATTAAAGGCAATAAGCTTTTGGCTGATTTTTCAGACATTCCCAAAAAGGTATTTCAATTAATTGAGTCTAAAGCATATCGAAAAGTTTCATCGGAAATTTATAGCGGGATAACATTGGGCGGTAAGAAATATAATCACCTTTTAGGAGCGGTTGCTCTATTAGGAAGTGATCTTCCGGCGGTTTTGAACCTAAACGATATCATGGCAAATTATAAAAGTTATCTAAACACCTTTACAAAAGATAAAGACGAAAATAATAATATAGACATAATGAATATATCTTATTCACTCTTAACTAATGAGGGAACCGATATGCCCGATAAGACAGAAGATCAAGTTAAGGTCGAATACGATTTAAAATTGGCAAAAGAAAAAGCGGAAGAACTTGAAAAAGGTTTAACCGACGCCAATGAAAAAATCAAATCGATCGAAGAAGAAAACGCTGAGTTAAAGCAATATAAGCTTGAAGCGGAAAAGAAAATTCAAGAAGAAATGGAAAAAACCAAAAAAGCAAATTTGGATAAATTCATTTCCGAACTTGAAAAAGAAGAAATCGCTTCGCCAAGTATGAAGCCTTATTTAACTGAGCTTCTTTCAGATAAGGCGGAATACAAGCTTGACGAAAAAGACATTACAAGGGAGGAGCTTGTAAAAGGTTTGTTGAAACTTTCAAAGGAAATTTCTAAAGTAAATTTTAAAGAAAATTCCGAAGAAGGAACAAAAAAACCAAAAGAAATTATTGAAGATGAAAAAATTCAACAATACGCAAAAGAAAATAATATCTCTTATGCAAAAGCTTATAAAGCTGTAATGAAGGAAGGGGAATAAATATGCCTAACGTCGAATCTTTTAAAGTCTTAACAACTCTTTCGGCTCAACGCGTTGTTGCAATGCAATCGGGAACAGCGCATACAGTCGTTTACCCTGAAGATAAACTTCGTTCTTTTGTTGGCGTAACTATCGACACCGTTTTAGATACGACTTCATCTATTCCAGTCCAGACAGACGGAAAAGCCTGGTTGTATTTCAATGATACCGTTACCAGTGGCCAACTTGTTTCCGCCGACACGAACGGAAGAGGCGTTCCTGTCACTTTAGCAAACACGACCGCATCCATGACCCTTGCGGTTGCTTATGTCGGAACGCTTATCGGTCCTAAGGTCGATGCGACTGGAACGATTGCGGAAGTTTTAGTAAATCCAGGAATCGCCCGCGGGGTTTAATTTAAAATTATTTATTAAAGGAGTTCGGATATGCCTTTTAAGAATCAACTACATGTCGATCAACTATTATCGAACATATCGGTAAAATATAACAATGAAGAATACGTTGCGGATCAAATCTTCCCAATGGTTCCAGTAAAAAAAGATTCTGATCTTTATAGAATTTACACAAGAAATTTCAGAATACCTGAAACCAAAAGGGCGAACAAAGGAACCGCCAATATTCATTATTTTGAAGTGACGAACGCTTCATACATTTTGGAAGATCACGCATTAAAGGATTTTATTAGCGATGACGACCTTGATAATTATGATATAAGCGATCTTCGATCGGACACGACCGAAGAACTAACAGACGTTATCATGCGCCGCCGCGAGAAGTCCGTTGCCGATCTTTTTACAACAACAAATTGGAGTCTAAATGTTTCATTGACTTCAACTTATGCTTTTAACGCCAATACAACTCTTTCAAATCCGATTCCAGTCTTTTTGACAGGCGGCCTT